AAACGAGGGCTAACGACAAAAGAGGATATAAAGGAGCTTGCTGACACGTTCCTGACCAAGAAAGCCGAGGAGCCTGACTTCTTGGAGGATACCGGTGTGACGAGTGGGGGAACAGGTAAACTAACCTCAGCAAAAATTGACAAGATGTCTATGGATGAATACGTTAACCATCCAGAAACAAAGGCACGTTACAAATAGGAGGAATAAACAATGAGTGGTATGCTTACTCCCTTGACAATTGCCAAGGAAGCCTTAATAGCCCTTGAGAACGAGTGCGTTCTGGGTAACCTCGTTTTCAGGGATAATTCACCCTTTGCCCAGCACGTTGGTGCTACGGTAAACTTCAGACAGCCAACTGTCTATACGGCTACCGTGGTATCTAACACAATCAATGCTGCCACAGTGGCAGAGACGAGTGTCCCTGTTATCCTTAACCGGTTAGCAGACGTGACACTACAAATCACTTCCCAAGACCTCGCTCTAGAGGTTGTAGACTTCTCGGAGCAGTTCATCCAGCCAGCACTGAGGGCACACGCCCAGCTTCTTGACCTTTACGGGGCATACGAAGCATCAAACTGGGCTGGTCATGCGACTGTTACAGGAACCCCTGCCGCCGCTGACATCGTTCAAATCGGTGCTGTTCTCGATGCTCAACAGACACCTTCAAGCCAAAGACGGCTTGTTCTGGGTCCAATCACCAAGGCTGGATATATGGTTCTTGAGCCATTCCTTTATGCTGAACACCGAGCTGATGGTGGGAGAGCGATGAGGGAAGCGGAGATGGGTCGTGTCTTGGGCTTTGACTGTTACATGGACCAGAATGTGAAGGTAAGCCATACAGCAGGTGGCTTGACTACAGGTGCCATGAAAGGAGCCGGTGTAGCCGGTTCACTAACCTGCACCATAGATGCTGTAACCTCTGGCGGCACGGCACTTACCGGGGATGTCTTTAAGATTACTGGTTACGACCAGTGGTTCCGAGTAACTGCTGATGCGACTGCCAGTACAGCTACTATCGTGGTAGCCTTTAGCCCCGCAATAATTGGGACTCCTGCCGATAATGCGGTAGTGACATTCCAGGCTACAGGACGGGACAACATGGCGTTTCACAAGAACGCTATCGGACTGTTCACCGCGCCTCTTGAGGAACCCCTTGGCGGAACTAGACCAGGGGTGATGTCCTATAAGGGACTTTCCTGCCGTGTAGTTTACGACTACGAGTTCAAGAGCAAAATCAACCAGATGTCCATAGATATGCTCTACGGCTGGAAGACCATGAATAAAGACCTGGCAGCCAGGTTAATAGACCAGCGGTCTGTATAGCTCTCAGTTAGCTACTGAGGGCTTGACCAGGGGGAGGGTGGGGAAACCTGCCCTCCCCATAGAAAACAAATAATATGGTCAAGAAGGAGTAACATGAGAATACTTTGGTCAAGCGTAAGTCCATTCGTAGGTTCAGGTTATGGGATGCAAACCAATGTAGCCACCAGGAAACTAAGAGAACTGGGGCATGATGTTGCCATACTATGCCATTTCGGTATAATGGGAGCTAAAACGGAGTGGGGCGATATACCACTCTATCCGAATAATTTTCCTGGTGATTACGGGGTGAAGGCTGCCCCATCAACTTACCAGGACTTCAATGCTGATTTACTGATAACCCTTGTAGATATATGGGTGATGGGTCAGATGGACCCGACAATACACTGGTGTCCCTGGATTCCTGTTGACCACAACCCGATACCACCTCTTGTATTGAAAACAGCACAGCAATGCCCGGGGATAATTAAACCTATTGCCATGTCTAAATTCGGCATGAAGCAACTAGGAGATAATGGAGTAGATTGCTACTACATTCCTCACACAGTCAATACCAAATTGTTTAAGCCTGACCCTATAAGTAGGGAAAGGGGTAGAGACAGATATGGGTGGAATGATAAGTTTGTTATAGGTTGTGTAGCTACTAATCAGGCAGAAAGAAAGAATTGGAATGTCATGATGCAGGCAGTAGCCATTTTTGAAAAGAATCACCCTGGCGAGATTGTCTTTTATATGCACACCAGATTAAATGACCAAATGGGGCTTAACCTCCGTGAGTTGAAAGAAAATCTCGGTATGAACGAGTATGTCAAAGCTCCTTCTGAAACTCAGTTAGATTTAGGTATCTCTGAGGAAATCATGGCGGCTACTTACAATGTCTTTGATGTGTTTCTTTTACCATCTAAGGGAGAGGGATTCGGGATACCCTACATTGAAGCTCAGGCAACAGGTGTACCGGTCATAATGACAAAATGCACTGGTCATGAGGAGTTAATGGGTGGTGGATGGTTCATTGAGAACTTGAGAAAAGAATGGTCAGGACAGGGTTCCTGGCGGTTCGATTGTGATGTGGACGAGGTGGTGGATAAACTGGAACTTGCATATCAAGCCAAGAAAGGCGGTGAGATAGTAGAGATAGGGAAGAAAGCCAGGGAAAAGGCTATGGAATACGAAGAAGAGACTATCTATTCAACCTACTGGCCTTCTGTGCTGGCTGACATTGAGAAGAGATTCAAACAGCCTAAGAACATGGAGGGGATACAGAAGTGGAGGTTAGCCTTTATCCCTCAAGGTATTGTCCCAAGGAAGGTTCTTGACCTCGGCTCTGGGCTAACCATTCCATATAAGCCATATCTTAACCACCTGGGAGAGTATGTGGCAGTTGATAATAGGTCAGATGGGTCTAACGGGATTATGAAAGCCGATGCCCATAAACTTCCATTCAGGGATAAGGAGTTTGGTTTCCTCTGGTGCTCTGAAATGCTGGAGCACGTTGACAATCCAGAGAAGGTAGTCAGGGAAGCCAAGAGAGTAAGTAATCATGGAGTTATTATATTCTCTACGCCTAAGAATCCGACATTCTTTATTGACCCTGGGCATAAGGTCGTAGACCCCAGGAAAGTTCACTACGCTGAGATGGGCGTAGGGGATGGAATTTTAGTATGGTAAGTGATGCTAATAGTTGGTCTAGTGGTTGGTCTGCTATCGCTGGAAGGAATGAAAGTGAATACTATGGGGAAATAGCAGGTCGGTCACATCGACAGTGGGAGAATACTTCACGCAAAGATTATCAAGCTGACTTATGGTATAACCGTAATCGCAATAACATCTCGCTAAAGATGATTGAGAAGTTTTGTATTGACCAGGTAGTTCTTAGTATTGGAGGTAGAAGTTGGATGGAGGAAGAACTTCTTGACCAATTATCTGCCAGGGAGATTGTTAGGACTGACTTAACAATAGCAAAAGGAGTCACCTATGCCGATGCTTTAGACCTGCCCTTTCCTGACGAATCATTCGATTTTGTTATTTGCAGGGAAGTATTAGAACACGTTAAGGATTCAAGGCAGGCAGTTTTAGAAGCCTTTAGAGTATTAAAACCAGACGGATACTATTACATTACAACACCGAATGGATATAATATTGCCCCGGATGGAGTAATGCACGTTCGAGCTTTTACACCATTGAGTTTACTCAAAGAATTAAGTGACAACGAATTTATTATCATTGATAAAAGGGGAGATGTTCCCAATCTCTTTAGCGCCTTATTACCTCTTTCAAGTATGGGTTTTGAAAATGTATTAGAGGAGTTCAAGATGATAGAGGAATTGGTAGACAAATCGCCATCATCTTACTACACAGGAACAATCCTTTATGTCCTGGCACAGAAGGTAGGTAAATGAGGATTCTATTACTTCAGCCGAAAACCAACTGGGTAAAGAATTATTGCGAAAGCCCATCAATCGCTCTCCTGACTCTGGGTGCTATCGCTAAACAATATGGGCATTATGTAGATGTTTACCATATGGACATAGACCCCATTGATGTGGCTCAGGAAGTAAAGACTGTAGACCTGGTGGGGATTAGCACTAACACGTTTCAGGTAAAGTCAGCCCGGGCTGTGGCTAAGACTGTTAGAGAAGCCAGTCATGCCAGGATAGTGGTAGGCGGTCCCCATGCTATAGCTTGGGATGGTGAAGCTGATGATGTGGTAGTGGGAGAGGGTGAGAACAAGTGGCTGAAGATACTGGGAGAAACAAAGGAATATACAGACATTGATGATATTCCTTTACCGGATTATTCAATGGTGGACATGCACCGATTTAGCGGAGTATCCCCGATAGGGGCAGTTCCATCGACAGTTCTATTCGCTTCGAGAGGGTGCCCTGGGAAGTGCATATTTTGTAACTCCCCTTCATTCTGGGGAAGTAAAGTAAGGTATCGTAAGCCTAAAAAGGTAGTAGACCAGATAGAAATGCTGCACAGAAAATATGGAATGCGAGAGGTATTCATTCAGGATGACACATTCAATGCTAACTGGCCGTGGGCAAAGGAGATATTAGAAGGAATCATATCAAGAGGATTAAACAAAGAGATGGTTTTTAAGATAGATTGCCGAGGTAATCAAAGGATGGTTACTGAGGAATTTCTTGACTTGGCAAAGGAAGCTGGTGTGTGGAATATCTTTATAGGCGTTGAAAGTGGAAGTCAAAAGATGCTGGATAGGATGAAAAAGCACGTTACTGTCGAGGAATACAAGCGGGCTATTCGTCTTATACAAGACAGGGGAATGAAGGTGCAGGCCAGTTTTATTATCGGACTCCCAGGTGAAAATTGGGATACGATACAAGAAACACAGCGATTTATTGATGAAACTAATCCTTGGACACTTGGGTGTGGATTTGCGACTCCATTCCCTGGTACTGAGTTTGATAAGTATGTAACAGAGCATAACCAGAAACTACTCGTAGACTACGCTGATTATGTCTATGGTAAACCGATCGTGAGAACAGACGAAGTTGATTACGATGACCTGGCCTTATTCCGTCTGTATAAAACTATGTATATAAAGGAGGCTGTTCATGCCTGATTATTTAGAAGTTAAATTAAGGGTAGAAGCCAAAAGGAGAGGGATTAGTGAAGAAAATGTAGATACCTATGTCTATGACAAGATGTCAAGGCGGCGGGGTTGGAACGAAGCAGAGTTAAAAGAATACATAAAGAAGGAGGAAAACAATGGATAAAGAGTATCCCTTCAAATGCAAAATGCCTGGGTGTGATAATGGCTGTGACCGCCTTCCTCATGTTTGCGATAAGCATTTCATTGAGGGATGGGGTAGATTACCCTGGATGCCCTTGCCAGAAGAGGCTCCTCTTTATGTCTCCGACAAGCCGAAGGTAACAAGGAAGAGGAAGAAGAAATAATGCTTTACGAGTACCAATGTTGCGGAGAAAGGTTTGAGCAGATTCGTCCGATAGTTGAGAGGGATGAGGCGACCTGCCCTAAGTGTGGGAAGAAAGCCAAGCGTCTCTTTTCTACTATGGCTTGCTTTATAATGCAATTCAAGCCAGATTGGGCTTACGATTGGAAACAAGGAAAACGATTCTAGGAGGTTATTATGGCATTACAAGAACAGAGTGTAGCATCAGAAGTAAACGAAGTAGTCAAAATAGGAGCGTTGGGTGGATTCAAGAATATACCTGATATGACTGAAATCCCGATAGAACTTGCCGGGAAGTGGCTATTCGGTCAACCTGAAATCAGGTGTGACAATGAAGGGTGGGGGCAGTGGGAGAGGAAGGCTTTACAAGGCAAGTATAAGGACTCCCACGACATCAACAGGCACTTCAGGTTTGGTAACTGGGCAATACACCTGAATGGTGGGCCGCAAGCCAGTGAAGAGTCATGGGCTGCTGCCTCAGTACCTATCAATAACATGAAGGTAAAGGACATAAAAAGCATAGCCTATGACTGGTATGCCCAGTATAACGGTTCGGCTCACATTCTTGATATAGGTCCTAACCTGGTATTTTCAGCCTATGATCCGAACAACCATGCTGCCAGGGTAGATTTCAATACTTATGCCATTGACAATGCTATCTACATGAGTGATGGGCTTGTCAATAGGCCGGTAGAAGCTGGCTGGTATAAATACATAATGACCAGTATAGACGCTGCGGAAAGGGTATACTGGTATGGTAACAACACAGGAGACCATGATACCGCTCCCGCAGAGGGGGCAGACGGTTATTGGTCTCAGTATATAACAGACCAGAGTTTCAAGGATTGGGTGGTTTACAGGATACAGATTTCCTTTGGTTACTGGGGAGCTACAAGGTCTACCGGTGATGTCTGGCTGGATGCATTGAGAGTCAATGGCATACCCGTTAAATGGGAGCCAACTCCTGCGGAAATAGTGGAAATAGAC